GAAGGTCTTGCTGATGCAGGACAAGATGTTGACACACCACCATTAAATACTTTTGGTGGTCGTGAAAGAAACTTAAATACAAAGTTTGATGGCATCAAGGTATGAGTTTGACAAAAGACCAAGCGATACATTGTGCGAGTGTATTTTCAAATTATTTTGACCGATTTGAAAGAATCGATGATTACATTCGTGACCAAAAACTGAATAGTCTTTCAGAAAGACCACCTGGATTACCAGGTATGGGACCTGAAGATGATTTGTTTTCAGATTTTACAATCAACCCAAGTGACATGCAATTTGAACTTGTTGAATTGCCACAAGATACTTGGGACATTTATCTCAATATGATTTCATCACACTCAAATATGACCAGTATTCCTGGCCGTTGTTTGAGATTGGCAATCTTAGAAAAGAAAACAAAGAAGTGGGTTGGTTTCATTCGACTAGGTTCTCCTGTTATCAATATGAAACCTCGCAATGAAATGCTTGATGGTGTATTCACACAAACACCAGAATCTTCTAAATCATTTAATCACACCTCGATTATGGGTTTTGTGATTGTGCCTGCTCAACCATTTGGTTTCAATTATCTAGGTGGTAAATTATTGGCAGCCATTTGTTGTTCACATGAAATCCGTGAAATGCTCAATAAGAAGTATGGTATGAATACTTGTTTGTTTGAAACAACCAGTCTTTATGGTAGTTCGAAATCTTCTTCACAATATGATGGCATGAAGCCTCTGTTAAGATTTAAAGGACTTACCGATTCTAATTTTCTTCCAATGATGCATGGCAAACCATATGAAGATTTGAAAGATTATGTTGAGAATATTGTAGGTGAGTTTGTACCTGCCGATGCATCTTCTCGCAAATTGAAAATTTCTAATGCCATCATTTCAATGACTAAAGTGGCACTCAAAGGAACACCTGAAGGTGAGAAGTTCGGTAAAACGATTGAAAATGCCTTATTGTTGACAGAAAAGAAACGGTATTATGCCTCAAATTATGGATTCAGTAACTTTACCGATGTGGTTATGGGAAGAACAGATAAGTTGATACCAGACAAAGAGAACTATGACAAACACTATCTGGAATCGATTATAGAGTGGTGGAAGAAGAAAGCACAGTCCAGATATGATAATCTAAAGACTGAAGGAAGATTGCGTTCGGAGATTGAAGTCTGGACAGGCGACAAAGAACTTGACATTATTCGGTAATTGTGATAGTATAAATACTCCATTAAATATCGGAGAAATAAATGGGAACATTATCGACAGGTGACCTTGCTAAAGTTGCAAGTTCAGGACCATTTAAAGGTAAAAAAAGAAAAGATATTTTCAAATTAAAAATTAAAGCAAAATCACCTTTTCTTTTAGAAGATGATAAGAAAAAAATTACTGTTGTTCAAGGATTAGAGTGGAATGACAAAACAAATGTTTTAATCGCTAAATTAGGTTCAAAAAAATTTAATGTTACATTGAGATATATTGTCAAAGATATTGATTTTGGAGGTAATCCAGCAAAAAAAGAAGATACTGGTGAAAAATCTACGACAGTAGGTGGAAAAGAAGTTGAAGTTTTTTCTGAAGCTTTTTTTTGTTACTATTTTGCTTTATTTTCAGAAAATAAAATGAAAGAATATTCACCACAAGTTTGGAAAACAATCACAAATCAACAACAGTTGGATGCTTGGACAAAAAAAATAGGAATTTACAGTTATGTTGAAACTCAAAATAAAGATACGGCTTTTACTTCTCGGTTAAATTTAGCAATTCCTTTTTTAGTTGTGAATGGATGGCACGACCGATTAGTGAAACAGATGGAAAAATTCTTTTCTGTTGTAAAACCATCAAATGGTAAAAATTACGAAGCAATGAGAGCCGATGAAATGCCAAGTGATTTAAATGCTCAGGCTGTGTTTGAGATTTTAGCAGAAAAAGCAAAACAAAAATTTGGATTTACTAAAAAAGTAGATAAAGATAAATGGAATCCAGGTGATGTGTGGATTTTCTCAACACAAGGAAAACAAAAACTAAAAAGTTTTATACCAAAAGCAAAACAGCAAGCATCTTCTCCCGCTCCATATACTGCTGGTGTTGTAGCCCAAATTAACAAAATGATATATGATTTATATTTAACAAAAGATTTATTTCCAGTATCTCTTAAAGCTCCAGGATCGGTAGTTCATATTTCTGAAGAAAACGCAGTCAACTCAAGCATTACTAAAGTTGTAAGATTTATTAAAGTGGATCTTGGGCCAACAAATTTGGATGTAAAAATACACTTGGCTATAGATTTGTATAATGAAAAAACAAAAAAAATTGTAGAGAAAGATTATGTCGTTGGTTATCTAAAAAGTAAAACAATTGCAGGTGGTTTTCGTTTAGAACTTGAAGTGCCTGGTAGTGGCGCTCGTTTTGGTTCCTTTGGTACTGAAAATCAACAATGGATTGTTTCGAATACTGATGATTCTGGAATCAAAAAACTTCAATCATTCAGAAAAGATTTTTCTCATTTGGCTGAAGGAGAAAAAAATTCATCCAATCAAATTGCATCACTAAAAGATACCAAAAATTATTTGAGTGCAAGTAATTTACAATCTACATATAAAAAAAATCCAAAGTCTATGAAAGATGTGAAACCTTATTTAGATAAACTTTACAAAGCAATTAATGGACAAAGTTCAGAGTTTGGTAAAAAAGAACTTGAATCCGTATTAAATAAAACTGTAGCATCTGAAATTGCGGTTGCTATTCAATTTATTACAAATAAATTAAAAAGAGACATTACAGTTGAAAACATGTATGATTTAGCTGCATCACAAAGACTTTCTTCTGGAATTAGACCAGAACAATTAGCAAGAAGAAAAGCTATATATGGCAAAGAAGCTGTGGCATTAGGCCCCGCAGAAGCACAATATGTTTTCGAATCTTGTTTTTACTTAAAAGTATATTAAATGAAATTCACAGAATACTTAACCGAAGCAACAAAAGAAGGAAAGAATGTTCACCTAGAACACATTGAGGATGAAGTTCTCAATCGTGGTGTTATTGGTGCAAGAGAATCAATTGATTTTCTCCGTTCTCTCCGTAATATGCTTGCAGGTCACGCAGAAACAAAAGTAAACATCACCACAAAATGGGATGGCGCACCTGCTATTTTTGCAGGTATTAATCCAGAGAATGGTAAATTCTTTGTTGGTACAAAATCTGTATTCAATAAAAATGCAAAGTTAAACTACACAGAAGATGACATTGATGTTAATCATCCAAGTGGTGGTTTAAATGAAAAATTAAAAGTTGCATTGCGATACTTACCAAAACTTGGCATCAAAGGCGTTCTACAAGGCGACATGATGTTTTCAAAAGGTGATTTGAAAAGAGAAACCATAGATGGCGAATCATATGTTATCTTTCAACCGAACACAATTGTTTATGCGGTGCCTACTGATTCTAAATTAGCACAGTCAATGTTAGCTGCACAATTAGGTGTGGTGTTTCATACATCATACACAGGCAGGACAATGGAAGATATGAAAGCATCTTTTAATATTGATATTGGTCGCTTAACGGCAACAAAAGATGTGTGGTTCCGTGATGCATCATTTGTCGATGCTTCTGGTTCTGCCACATTTACTGAAGAAGAAACAAAACAAATAACAACTATTCTGTCGATTGCTGGCAGAACATTCCAAACAATTAATTCGATGACATTGAATCGTATTGCATCAAGTGAAACGATTCTTACATACATTAAAACATTCAACAATACCAAAGTTCGTGAAGGTAAAAAGATTACGAATACAAATCAACACACATTAGATTTGATTCGTTGGGTCGAAGCAAAATTAAATAAAGACATTGCTGATGTTAAGAGAGCAGAAACAAAAGCAAAGAGAACAAAAGAGAAAACTGAAGTGATGCGTTTCTTTAGAACAAATGCCGCACAATTAAGATTTATATTTGATTTACAGAACTTATTGGTTGATGCAAAATTGATGATTGTTCGTAAATTAGAATCAATTCGTTCAATTGGAACATTTGTAAGAACAGATACAGGTTATAGAATTACTGCACCAGAAGGCTTTGTGGCAGTAGATAAGTTAAAAGGCAATGCAGTTAAATTGGTCGATAGATTAGAATTCAGTCAAGCCAATTTCAACGCCGCAAAAAATTGGAGCAAATGATGGCATACGATTTAAGTAAAATTTTGGCAGAATATGGTGAAGATGATTTTGGATTTTCTGCCGTATCTGAAGAAGAATATAATAAAGTTATATCTGAAACTGCTGACACCGCAGAAGAATACAAAGCAAGATTAGACCAAGTTGAAAAATTAGTTCTTCCTTTTTTCACCAAACTATTAAAAACTGCTGATAAAGAATATATCTATTGGCCAAATCGCAAGGCACTTGTTGAATCGCAGATACAAAAAATACTTTCTTTGACGAGGGGATAATGTTATCGTTTCGACAATATCTATTTGAAGAAGAATCGTCCGGTGGTTTGACGATATTTGATATTGATGATACTTTATTTCACACTACTGCAAAAGTTCATGTGAAGAAAAATGGTAAAGTTGTTCAGACACTAGACAACCAAGAATTTAATAATTATAATTTAAAACCAGGTGAAGAATTTGATTTCGATGAATTTCGTAGTGCTGAAAAATTTAAACAAGAATCAAAGCCAATTGCTCGTATGTTGGCAAAAGCCAAAACAATTCTCCGTAACAGCCTAAATAATCCAAAGAGTAAAGTTATTATTGTTACTGCAAGAGGTGATTTTGATGACCGTGAAACTTTTCTCGACACATTTAGAAAATATGGTTTTGATATTGATAGAGTGAGAGTTGAACGAGCAGGTAAAATTGAAAACAATATATTGCCTGCATTTAAAAAAGTTATTATCATTAGAAATTATTTAAGAACAGGACAATTCAGTCGTGTTAGATTATTTGATGATAGTGCAACCAATTTAAAAGAATTCTTAAAGTTGAAAAAAGAATTTCCAAACATCAGTTTTGAGGCATTCTTTGCAAATCCTGATGGTAGTGTAAGGACAGTAAAGTAATGTTTAAAACTAAAGTAGATGAAGCCGCTTATGTTGGCAACATAGGTGCCATGGAGATGTTTAAGTTTCATCAAAAGGCAAATCAAGACCAAAAAGAAAAATTAAAATCTTTGATACAGAAAAAAGATTCTAAAGGTGCTTGGAAACATATTCAGCGTGTCACAGGAGTTAAACTACATAAAAGTGTGCATGAAGAATATGGTGCGGGTGAAGATGGTACGAATGAACTTCGGAAGAAATATCAAAAAGACACACCAGGACAAAAAATTAAATCATTTAGTGATTATGTAAAGACTAAGTAATTATATCATTGGAGTTATTATGAAAGACATTGTGGTTGGGTGTATCACCGGGTACACATTTGATAAAATTAAACCATGAAACTGTGGAAGAACTTGTCAAAAGACAATATACAGTTCTAGCGTTCGGTAAGAACGACAATCTCAAAAAATTTGAATACAAAGAAAACTTCTCTATTGTTGTAGAGAGGTTTTTACATCTATGGTATTTCTTTAAAAAGTTTCAAGGACAATACCGATACATTGTTTCTACCGATGTGAAAGATGTTATCTTTCAAACTAATCCATCTGAATGGTTAGAAAAGAACATGAATGATGCACAGATTAATGTTGCATGTGAATCAATTCGGTACAAAGATGAAGATTGGGGTAATCACAATCTTTTCAAAGCATTTGGTCCTTTAGTTCACGACCACAACCAAAACAATCTCATTTACAATGCAGGCACAGTATCAGGCAAGTTTGATACGATGCTTGATTTCTTTTTAAATGTTTATATGATGTGTAATGGCACTTCTCATTTTACAGAAGGTGGAGGTGGTCCTGACCAAGCCGCAGTCAATGTTCTTTTAAACATGAAACCTTATAGAGACATTACAAGATTTACTGCCTCTGAAGAAGGATGGGCAGCACAACTAGGTACAACAGGTCCACATATTGTAGGTAAATATGCTGACAAGCTGGTTGAAAAAACTCCAATTTTAGTAGATAATACAGTATGCACAAGTGATGGCACACCTTTT